CCTGAGATCCCTGCCCGTAGCAGCTGAAAAATCAAGCGTGGCTTGAGTAACTCTTTTTAATTGATATGGCATTACACCACCTATTGTAATCAATTGCTGCATAACTTCTTGAACGGTTTCATCGCCATATTTTGTTACTCTTTGAAAAGCCTTAGACATATCAATTAAGCCTTTTGATACGCGAGGAGTATAAGTAGCTTGACTCTTAAGTGCGATATCCAATCTTTTAATAGCATCTTCTTGTTTTGTCATTGATTCCAGAAGACCAGTAAATGCCCTCTGGATAGGTCTTAAAACAAAGAAGAACAACAGAAAATAATTTCTTATCTTACCGACTTCCTTTCCTAATGATCCCAAAGATTGTCTATATCTTCCTGTTTCTTGTGATGTTTTCCTTACTGCTATTCGTTGTTTTGTCATGGAATTAGCCATGCCATCCATTGCCTGCTTCATATCTTTCCTGGAAGCAGTCATTGATCGACTGATGCTAGTACGCATCTTCTTTATTTCGTTTGCAGTATTATCAACAACTTTATCTGTTTTATGAAAAGAAGCTTTTATCTTTTCGCTAGATAAATCAGTATATTGAGATACTATTTGAATTATATTTTCTTTACCTTTTGCCATAATATTTATCCTTTAGTAAAATCTTTGTTCTTTTCCATCTCAGCAGTTTTATTATCCAGTATGTCAAAAATCTGTAACAATATCGCCGGCTGTTCCATTACTGTTCCTTTAAATGGTAAATATCCTTTTTTATAATAAGAATAATATTGAATATATGTCTTTACCTCTGGTAATATATATTTTGCTATGCATCTATAAATAGGTTTTCCATCTATAGAATATTGAGCATGTTCTGTGGGTTTTTCACAACCCCTGAACTTTTTTAGTTCAGGTTTGTTTTTACAATCTTGACAATTAAGACCACGAGAAGAAACCTCAACTGCCAGTTCTAGTTTTTTCTTAACTTCTCACTAACTTGATTCTCCCCCCAGATAACATCAGACAGTTCGTGTATAATATTTAACGGTATATGTTTCAATATATCATCAGGAATAAGATCTAATTCTTTATCAAATAGTTTTACCTTTTCTGTTCTAAATTTTAAAGTGCCGAAATTCTCGAAACCTTTAAGCCCATACTTCACTATCATAAAATCAGTATGACCATATTCTGCGGTATTCTTTTTTACTACAGGTTCACCCTCTTTTATGTCGACGGTGAAAAGAAGACTTGTAATCTTTGCTTGCTGGAATGAATCTAGCGTTCCAATTATCCATACTGTAGGACTCTTATCTTCTTTTTCTGCCTTTACAACATATTTAATAGGTTCGCCTATCGCTAATGGGGTTATCATTACTTCCTCCTTTTAATATAGTTTTATACTATATCTTTTTTTAGTTGCTTTGTTAAATCGTTCTGCTATCCATCTTTGCATACGATCATATGCGTATGTTCGTATTTTGTCACTTACTCCCATAAAAGGTCTTACAACTCTTTTAGGACTGGCACCCATCTCTTGATGTATAAGTGCTAATAAATCTCGTTGAGGTTTACCTCTACTCCAAACACCTACTGCAAAGCTATTTTTTGCTAATTTATAGACATGAATAGCGCGATACATCATCCCTTTTGCTATTAAAGGTGTGGAGGGTTGTCCTAATCTTCTTTTTTTATCCAGTGTAGTTTTGGCTAGATTTTGTATTCTAGATCCATCAGGAGAGGTGCTAGTGCGAATGTTCTTCTGCGCTTCCGTCGCGATCTTCTTTGCAATTTGTTGCATAGGAACATTCGCATTAGATATGTCTATTTTATTATAAGACACTTTTATATCAAATTTAAAGTCTCCCATACCCAGCTCCTTTTATTACGCGCTTTCGCTACTTGAACTGCTAGAGCTAGAAGAACTAGATGAACTATTTGAACTTGAGCTGCTAGAACTGCTTGAACTAGATGAAGTAGCCATAGTAATTATTAATTCATCGTTGCCAGCGTCGGAGTTCTTGCAGATTTCACAAGTCGCATTAATAATACTTATTCCTTCTCTATCGCCCTTCTTTGTAGATGTATATCTTACTGCCGGTAAACTTAATTCAAGACAATTTCCATTAGCGTCATTCATTATAATAGAAACAGCCATTGTATCTCTGGACAATATCTTTGAATAAAAATCATGATTTGCCACAGTTACAAGCTCTGGATCAAATGTCATTACAGGATTTCGTCCTGTTATCTTTGCATAATCTATGCCACTAGCGTCCTGTGGTCTAGGAGATATAACAATTTCATTCTGCATATCAATTTCAAGATTATCCAATACCAGAGAATCTGAATCGATCATGACAGTAGCACCCATAAACATAAAAGGTACTATTTCTGGATATGTAGGAGTTAAAACAGCTGTGTCAGAATGTTCATTATACTTACCAGTCATTGTAAATTCACAAAAAACAGGCTCTCCTACTTTCATTTGAAGTTTAACATTTCCGGCACACCCTACCATTGTTTTTCTTATTCCATCAAGATATTCAGCTATAGTCATTGTAGGGAAACTACCTGATATAGGAGTGAATATATTTGATGTTCCAACGCTTAATGCCTCCGAAAAGCCGCAAGACTTTAAAAAGGGGCTTATAGGCAATGTAGTACCTTTTGATCCTGATGGCGGACCCATTAATTCTGCTTTAAATGTAAGGTTCATTAATCTTGCGCCAGGTTCTGACACAAACCTCGACATATGTTTTGTCACAGGATTTCTTTTAAATTGCTCTGGATCAAGATCCATTACTGGCTCATACGCTAATATTGTAGCCTGCGCGGCTGCTATTGTTTCTGCTGATCCTGAAGTGGTTTCTGCCTTACCACCTAGTTGTGAAATACGAGTAATTTTTGACATATCTCCTCCTTTAGAATATACGCCGTTCTGTTATTGAAATTTTGATTTCTGCTATATGACAAAGGACATCACCTAACATTCCTATGGAGATGATTCCTGAAACAGGTAAATTTATGATATCTGCTACACCACTTAGTGTAGGATTATTCATAAACTCCTGGCAAATAAGTTCAACATAACTATCTTGAAAAACTTTATCACTTTCTAATTTATCATCTAATGCAAAAAATCCTCTTAATATAAAATCATGTTTTATAAATGCTACTCCACCTGAACCTCCCTTTTCAATTCTTTCAAATGTAGGTCGTTCTATTTCCCATGTATGTACTTTAGATCCTCTTATAAATAAATCCTTGTAGGTTGCCCAATCACTGCAATATCTCTTATAATCATAGACAGTTCCTAAAGTTGCTGTAACAATAGTCTGGATCTCCGATTTAATTTGAGTTCGTATTGTAGCTAGTGACATATTTTTATATAGAGATAGATAGAATAATTCTAGGAGTGAATAAGAACGATTTTCTCTATCTCCGCCTTTAAGTTTCTTTGTTTTTGGGTTATCGTTCTCTCATAGGATGCGTCAAGTAATCTTCTCTCCATGAATAAGTAATGTCGAGATCTTTCACTTGAACCCCTGCCATAGCTGAACCTTTGGCAGCACTACCAATGCCTAATAGACTATTATAAAGACCTAACTTCTCTTTCGCTAGTTCCTGATACATATCAGTCTTCCTAGTATAGTCAATTACATCTGCATCAATAGTAGATTCCGATGATTGAGCAAATTTAGCCGCGAGAGCCAAAAAGCAAAGAGCAGCAGCCATTGCTACGACTGCTTCAATATCGTTTTCATCTATTGTAACTGTCGTGTCATTTAAAGTATGAGGTACTATATATTCAAAACGCACTATCTTTGAATTCATAGGTATAAATCCTATAAACCTAAGATATGTTGTTGTTACAGTAGAAACTAATTTCTTAAAGAATATCCATTGATCATCTTCAATATATTGTGGAGCTTGATAATCGTCTGCCGGATATTCAATCAACCCTAATATAGCTGAAAAGCCGTCTACCCAAGCAGGATCAGTCGGCAAAGAAAAATCATATGAAGTACCGTCACCTGTTATCTCATGGATAGTTTTGCGCGGTCTATCTTTAGAATAAACGCGTACAGCCTGAAGAAGAATTCTACTCTTATCATCAGGCTGTAGCTTTTCGGCAGAGTCTTGAAGGGAGGTTTCAAGACGAGATAAATAATCTTCTTTTG